GGAATGACGAGTAGTGGAGTGTTTCAAACAACACTCCCGGCACAAGGTGATGTTGATTTGGTTTCTACAACCACCAACGTTGTTGATGCTAACTTTACAACTAATCTTAATTGGTCTACTTCAAATGGTGTGGCAATTAGTGCCGATGATCCAAGTAGAATTATACCTGGAGCAACTAGTACGGTATGGAGAAGGGCAGATATGAAGATACCAATTCCTGCCGATCAAAATATTAGTACTGTTAAAATAACTGTTTCTAAGGGTGGTGGAACTTTAAATTGGACTGATAGAGAAGATCCTGTTGAAAATTGGGATGCAGATTTATCTTTGAGTGTTTCTGGGGGAACTTATCAATCAGTCAGTAATGCTCAGTCTGGAGTTTATACTTTTAATGTTGATCCAAATGGAAGTCCATATGCTCCTGGATTTGTTTTTGTTAATTTTAGTCAATTTGCAAAGATAAATGCAACGGGTCAAACTACAGTGCAGGTTTCATTCCAGAGGAGAACACCTGTAAATGTTTTTGTTTCTCTTGATTCGCCAGAGGCAACAGCATTTATTAGAACAGATCCAATTATGCGTGGTCTTTCTGCTGCTGAAAGATATAAAAAACTTGAAGATCTGTTGAATGCAGGTGATGAATATATTTTGAAAGCATTGGGTATGCAATCTAGTCCTACAAGACCTGCTGACACTGGTAATGTGAAGAGTTGGCAACAGGCAGCAGATGAAGTTGATTATGGTGAAGATCTAACACCACTTTCTGATAATCCTTATGGGACTGAACTTGCTCAAATTGCATCGGTTGGTGATTTGGGTATGCTTGGTATGGGTATAGAAGGTCTTGCCGCTGCCGCTTCTTTGGGTGTTGCTGGATTAATGGCTGCATATAATATGTCAAAAGAAATGGCAACTTGGTTGGTTAATAAGTATTCACCTGATGCAGGAAAGGCTGTAAGAGATGCTCAAGACTATGAGAGAGGTACAAGTGAGCAACAAAAACAAGAAACCGCAGAAGCTGATCAAAAATTAAAAGATGCAACCGCAGAACTTGAAGCAGCAAATGCTAGTGGAGATCCCGAAAGAATTGCAAGGGCAGAAGAAAGAAGAACTAATGCTGTCAAAAATAGACAGAGAGTAAGAAACAAGTGGAAAACGAATAGACAAAATCAAAAAAATTCTTACGAACCAACAGGTGAAATCCTTACTGAAAAGAAAAGACTTAAATCACCAAAAGATCTTCAGAATAAGATCCCTGGATATTATGACGGCAAACCATCACCACTTGGATTCCCAATGGAACCACCTGCTAAGATGATCAATGGATTCCATTCGGACTTGGTTACACCAGAAGGTCAGGAGAAGCAATCAAATAGGTATAATAGAATGGATCAGGCAACTGCTAAGGCAATGCCAATGACTGATAATCCTCATATCAATAAGAAGATTATTAAGGCAAGATTGCAACCAAAGTAGGGTATTCCGAACCCCTGATTTTTAAAAGCGTGCTATAAATATATGTGGATGCCGAAAGGGTCCACACAATACAAACTCGCTTTTAAAGGAGCTACCATAATGACGAACTTAATGAAGTTCCATAGTGCCGACCTGCCTGCACTTATGGAAAGAATAAATAAGTATAGTATTGGTATGGATGATTACTTTGACCGTCTCGCGACGCTGCACGAGACTCAAACTAATTACCCACCATACAACCTAATTCAGGTCAGTAGTACCGAATCTAAACTTGAATTAGCATTGGCAGGATTTAAAAAGGAACAAATCAATGTCTACACACAAGACGGAAAACTCTTCGTCGATGGACAAAGAGAAGATGGAGAGTCTGACAAAACTTACCTCCATAGAGGAATGGCTCAGAGATCTTTCACCAGAGCTTGGACCCTCTCAGATGAAACGGAAGTTAGATCAGTTGTATTTGAGGATGGGTTACTGAGTATTACGCTCGGTAGAATCGTCCCAGAGCATCATAAACGTAAGGATTATCTGTAATTCTTAACAATTGCTTCAGATTTTGTGGCGGTTGATACAGACTTTTGTATCACTATGATACATAATTGATATATAATTATGTACTTACGGAGGCTTTATTATGAACTTCACAGTACCAACAGTAATTATTGGATCGACCCTTTCTCTTTTTAGTTGGTTGGTCCTTTCCCCCATCATTCCCTAATCCACCACCTATGTCAATTTTAGCAATCATTGCAGCACTCGCAGCAACTTCCTACGGAGCATACGCACTCACACCTAAATAAAACTGAATATCGTCGTCGCTACGCCGAGGGGCAACTGGCAAAATCCAGTTGACGCCCCTCTTTTTTATTGCTATAATACTTGGAGGAAATCTACTAAGTATGACTATTAAAATGATTCTCCTGAAAACGGGAGAAACTTTGATTACTGACGCAAAAGAGGTTGTTCAGGAAGAACAGGTTCGTGGATATATGCTGACTCAACCTCAAGTTGTTGAGTCGCAGGAAAAGACTCTTTTGATGGAGAGTGAAACTACTAACTCCAATTATGAACTAGACGTTATCCTCAAACCCTGGATGATTCTTTCCAAAGACAAAGAGTTTGTTGTTACTACTGATATTGTGGCAACTATTTGTGATCCTCTTGACAGTGTGAAAGATATGTATGAAAGTAAAATTAATCCTGTACCAGTATCTGAAACGGAGGTTGTAAGTGGCTGAAAATGTAAAGTGTCTTCTTGTTGATATTGATAATGTCTTGATTAGCGAAGTTGAGGAGGTGCCATCTGAAATTGGCGATCCTGATTGTAAACTGATCAAACCATATCGATTTTATCAAGATGGTAAATTGGAACCCTGGGTAAAAGCTTCCAATCAAACTGAATATATGATACGATCTAGTGATATCCTTACTATCGCAGATCCAACTCCAGAACTAGTTCAAGAGTATTTGAAACTTACTACAGAATGAGATTTTACACGAACGTCCAAATGGTCGGGGATCACTTCTTGGTCCGTGGTTATGAAAATGGTCAACATTTCATGACCCGAGAGAAGTTTTACCCGACTCTTTTTGTTGAATCAAAAGGAAAAACCAAATACAAAACCCTTGAAGGTGATTATGTTCAATCTGTTGAACCTGGAACTGTTCGTGAGTGTCGTGAATTTATCAAACGATATGATGGTGTAGATAACTTCAAGATCTACGGAAATGACAGGTATATCTATCAATATATTTCTGAAAAGTATCCTGAAGAAGAAATCAAGTTTGATACAAACAAGATCAAGATTTCTACGATTGACATTGAGGTCAAGTCAGAGAATGGATTCCCTGACGTAGAGTCTGCTGCAGAGGAAGTTCTTCTGATCACAGTTCAGGACTACACTACTAAACAGATTCGCACTTGGGGTCAAGGACCTTTCAACAACAAACAACAAAATGTTATCTACAAGGGATTTCGAACCGAGTATGAACTTCTAAATGACTTCATTAACTGGTGGATGATTGAGGAGAATACTCCTGAAGTTGTTACTGGTTGGAATAGTGAACTGTATGATATGCCATATCTGGTGCGCCGTATCGATAGGATCTTGGGTGAGAAGTTGATGAAGCGTATGTCTCCCTGGGGATTGGTTACAGAAAAGGAAACATTCATTGCTGGACGTAAGCACATTTCCTACGATGTTGGTGGTATTACTCAACTTGATTATCTTAACCTATATAAGAAGTTTACTTATAAAGCGCAAGAATCTTACCGACTTGACTATATTGCAAGCGTTGAACTTGGGCAAAAGAAACTTGACCACTCCGAGTTCGACACATTCAAAGACTTCTACACCAACGGATGGCAGAAGTTTGTAGAATATAACATCATTGACGTGGAACTTGTTGACCGTATGGAAGACAAGATGAAACTGATTGAACTTGCAATCGTTATGGCATATGACGCCAAAGCGAACTATGCAGATGTGTTCTCTCAGGTTCGTATGTGGGATACAATCATTTATAACTATCTAAAGAAACGGAACATTGTAATTCCTCCCATTGTTCGTTCCGACAAAGATTCCAAATACGCTGGAGCATATGTCAAGGAACCGATTCCTGGAAAGTATGACTGGGTTGTTTCTTTCGACCTTAATAGTCTGTATCCTCATCTTATTATGCAATACAATATCTCCCCAGAGACGCTCTTGGAGGAGAGGCACCCATCATCTACCGTTGATAAGATACTTAATGAGGAGATAAACTTTGAACTTTATAAAGATAATGCGGTCTGCGCCAATGGTGCAATGTATCGGAAGGACGTGCGTGGTTTTCTGCCAGAGTTGATGGAGAAAATCTACAAAGATCGTACTGTCTTTAAGAAAAAAATGCTTGCTGCCAAGCAGGCATATGAAAAAACACCAACCAAAGAACTGGAGAAAGAAATTGCACGGTGTAACAACATCCAAATGGCGCGTAAAATCCAACTTAACTCTGCTTATGGTGCTATTGG